AGGAGGCACAAGTGCTGGAAATGTTGCAACAGTTAATGCACCATTAGGCAAAGGTAAAATGATTAGGCGAGAGAAACCTGTTAGTGCTGACGCTAACAAAGTAGGAATGTTTCCAAAAGTAGTTAAAGGAAAACCAGTAGGTGAAAATATGAAAGATCAAATTAAAGAAGGTGTGTTAGATGCCTCCGACGAAGATGGCTGGATGGCAAAACAACAACTTTACAAAACAGCCCAATACGCTATTCAACTTCATCAAATGATTGGCGATACAGATAATTTAGAACCTTGGATTCAATCAAAGATTACAAAGGCTGCAGATTATATGAGTTCTATTAAACATTATTTAGAATACGAACAAGTTAATCCGCACTTATCTGACGAGCCGGCAGAAGAAGCTCAAATAGAACTTGCACCTAGTATGGAATCTGTAAATCCTAGAGTTAAAAAGGGATTGAATAGAATTTTTAATTCAGCTCAAGAAGAACTTGCATCTAACTTAGTGAAGTGAAGTATGGGCTATGGTATTGATGAGAAGGAAAAAATTTTATTTGAACGAGAATTGGAAAAATTATTAGAAAAGCCTTCTTCTACGTTAAAGGGTCCGAGATTTGGTCAAGATCTTGTACCTATACATATGTTAAAGCGGCCATTTAAAAAACTGCCAACTACAAGTATAGAACCAGAACAACCAAAACAACATGCAAAAATCAAAGATCCGTATTTAATACCACCGATACCTCAACCAATAAAACCTATATTAAAAAAAGGAGGATCTACTATACTTCCTCCACCGTCTTTGCTAACGCCAAGTAAAAGACCAGTAGTCCCGGCATTAGCAAAACCTGAAATACAGGTAAAGCAACCTGCTATATCAAAAGTCGAATTACCAAAAGTTACATTTCCTAAACCTGAAATAAAGCAAGCAAAGCCATTTAAAATTGATATACCAATCACAAAACCTGATCTTGCTAAAATTAAAGTAGATGTACCTAAAGTAGGATTACCTAGTTTTGAAAAACCAAAAAAGCCTGCATTACAAATTACACCAAGTAAAATTAAAATAGATCCTAAAAAACCAGTAGTAAGCCCTGTAAAAATAGCAAAAGTACCGCAATTAGAGCCACCACCTAGTGGACTAGTTGGTAAAGATAAATTTGTTGTCAAAATAGATAAACAATATGTTTTAAAAATGGATAAAACTGGTAGATACTACAGACAAAATATCAAAAATCCAGGCGATACAAATTGGATAAAATATAAAGATGCAGCCGAAATAATAAAAAAACATCAACAGGCCGCTAAATCACAAGATTACAAACCTGCAAAAAAAACGCAGGCAAATAAACAAGTATTGAAAAAAACAGGAACAGGCGATGCTCCTGAAGAACCATCTAAAAAATTACAACAAAAAATAGATAAAGCAAAAGATACACAAACAGTTAAAGATCAAAGTGGTAAAAAGAAGGATAGTGCAATAAAAACAGGAATCGGCCAATCTGGTGAGAAATTTAAAAAGGCTCAACAAGCAAAATTGGATGCTATGGCTAAAAAGCAACTTGATATAGATGCTAAAACAAAACAACTTCAGGCAGAAATAGAGAAACAAGCAAAAACTTTAAAAGCTGCAAATAATGAAGAATTTACAGATAAAAAAGGTGTAAAACATACAGTACCTAAAAGAACTTGGAAATCAAAAATAGGCGGAGGACTCAGGGCGGCCGGAGGAATAGGTATGTTTTTTGCACTCACTGGTTTAGACAAGATAGCAATGTCTCTTGCCGCCGATTCATATGTAAAAGACATATCTAAAGAACAAGACACTTTACCAGAAACCGATGTTAGAAAGTTATTGACACCCATGCAATTTAATGGAGGTTATGCTAATACCCCATTATATCAACCTATACCATTTACACCTCCAAAGGATCGATTAACTACTGTATTTGTTACTTCGCAACCTAGTAAAGAACAATTTAAAGAATTAACCAATTCTTGGACTAATATGTCAATTAAAAATAGAAAAGATATAAAATTCTCAGATGATCTTATTAAAGATAATTTAGTACGAATGATGATACCGAACGGAACTGTTCAAAATATTCATTCTAAACGATTATTTGATTTATATAACCAACCAGGTACAGTAATGCAAATTATTCCTACACACGAATACGAAGGACATCCTGATTTTGGTACCAAACGAAAAAGAATAGAACGGATGAAGATAGGTACTTCGAATGTAAGTACACTATATATTAGCGGCGAACAAACAGCCCCAACAGGTATATATCATGATGTTTCAACGGAAGAAGAGGAAGGTGGTACAAAAATAGATGATGAAGGAAATGTTTTATATATACCTATGAGACACGAATTACGATACTACGAAAATCTAATTAACTTTACAGACGAAAAAATCGAACCACCTGCCGATTGGTACGCACCTCACTTGAGGAGCACAGATGATAATAAAAAAGAAAAAGAAGTAGCATCGTTGGGCATAGAACCAGAAGGACCAGAAGATTTGTTGCCAACAACTGCCGACACCACACTTAAAAGTAACTTTGTTAATATAGGAGAAGTTACAGTCGATGAAGATGAAATTAAAAATGTTGTTAATAGTACCAAGAAAACAAGAGGAGCACCTAGTACACAAGAAAATTATGAAGAATTAATGAGGTCTTTGTCTATTCAGTCAGGTGTACCTATAAAATTATTAAAAACATTAGGTGCTACAGAAAGTTTAGTAAGTCCTAGTAATTTAACAAAATGGAAATATAGAGGCGACCAACATATGGGCAAAGAAGGATCTTTTGGTATTTTTCATGTTAGGTGGGGTATTGCTCAACCAGGAGCAGTAAATGATTTCAATATTCGACATGGCACAAAATATACATGGAGAACGGTTGCAACCGATCCTCTTAAAGCAGCTACAATCGGAGCTTGGTATTTTAGCTTTTTATTAAAAAAATATAAAGGTAATGTAATAGACACATATGCTCATTACACAAGTGGTTCTGCTACTAGTCCTAAAGGTAGAAAAAATGCCAAAAGATTTATGAAAAATTATAAAATGTTTGAAGGTATAAACTTTTCTAAAAAAAGTGCTATCCTTGAAGGTATGAGTAAGGTAAATATCTAGTAAGCTCCCAGGAGAAATAAATGAAAATCACAAAAAACTTTTCATTAAAAGAAATGACTTTTTCAGATACAGCAATAAGAAGAAATATTCCCAATGAGCCAGGTATACAAGAAATTATAAATTTAACAGCTCTTTGTTGTAACATTCTTCAACCAGTACGTGATCATTATGGAAGATCTGTACGTATTAATTCAGGATATAGATCTGTTAAATTATGCGAAGCAGTAGGCAGTTCTGGAAGATCACAACATGCCAAAGGACAAGCCGCAGATTTTGAAATTAACGGATTATCAAATAAAGAATTAGCGACATGGTGTTATAAAAATTTAGACTTTGATCAAATCATATTAGAGTTCCATGATCCGACAGGAGATCCTAATAGTGGTTGGGTTCATTGTTCTTATCGAAATGACGGTACAAATAGGCACATAGGATTAATTATTAATCAAAAAACCAAAGGAAAGTATCTTCCTTGGAAACCATAATATGAAAGCACTACTAAGATGGTGGCTTATATTTTGTTTGTCTATTTTAGCAGGCGGGATAGCAGTTTACTTTGACCTACATAAAAATTTATATAATGCCGATCAAACAAAACTAAGTTTTCTCATTTTAATAGTGTTTATATTAGCATCTCTTTGGACAGGTTGGCGAACTAAAAAGTCAGAAGAAAAAGCACAAGATGTTAGTATAGGTTGGTTTATATCCGAGTCATGTCTTGCATTAGGTATGATAGGAACTGTAACAGGATTTTTGTTAATGTTAAGCGGAGCATTTGCAGAAATTGATTTAGCAAATACAAGTACTATACAGAATTCACTTACAAAAATGGCATTGGGCATGAGTACTGCCTTATATACAACATTGATAGGGTTAATCTGTTCGTTAGCATTAAAAATACAATTAGTTAATGTAGAAAACGAGAACAGAATCCATGGACAGTAATTCTAAATACAAAAGCTCATTAGCATTTACTGACCTTTTATTCAACGTACTAATAGGTTTTGCTTTTCTATTCATTGTTGCATTTATTTTAATTAATCCTATAACTGAAGAAGCAAACATACAAGCAAAAGCAGAATTCATGGTGATAATGGAGTGGGATCCGGACTCATCGTATGATATAGATTTGTGGATGAAAGATCCGACTGGTACAGTTGTTGGTTTTCCTAATAAAGATGCAGGCTGGTTACATTTAGATAGAGACGATTTAGGCAAAACAAATGATACTATTTTAATGGCTAATGGTGAGCCAAAAGTTGTTCATTTAAATAGAGAAATCATGACCGTAAGAGGTATTATACCAGGTGAACATATTGTTAATGTTCATTTTTATTCTGCCAAAGGCGCCAGAGAATCTAGTAAACCAACTGAAGTAATGATTCAAGTTATTAAAATAAATCCATACTTTGAGGTATATAATGGTATTGAAGTATTGTATAAACCTGCAGATGAGCGAACCGCTATTAGATTTACTGTAGATAAAAACGGTAATATAATTTCTACAAATAAATTACAAAAGAAACTTGCAGGTTCAATAGATTCTGCCAATACTAATATTTCTTCAGGTCCGACAAGAGCTCAGGTACAAGCACTTCAATACGAATCGCCAGAAGAACAACAATATGAGTCTCTTCCTCCAGTACAAGATTTACCTGAAGGAAGAAATGAGCATGATGCGTCAGGAGAACATTAATGATATTTTTTGCATTTTTAATCGTTGCCTGGATTTTACTATTAAGTATATTACTCTGGGATTTAATACAAAAAGGACAAAACAAATTATATATGTTTGTATTAATTCCATCTTCGCTCTTGCTCACTGTAACTACATATGTTACAATACAAGGGTTATTGGGTTATCCTACTGAAAGTATTAAGAAGGGTAAATTTATGTTATTGTCTTCAGCAGTAAAAGAACCTGACTGGATCTATTATTGGGTTATACACGAAGGCGATAAAGATCCAATAGCATACAAAGTTCCGTATTCAAAACCTGAGCATCAAAATCAAGAAAAGGCAAGTGGTAAAATGGAGCAAGGACAAATGATTGAAGGAGAATTTAAACAAGGTCAAGAAAACGATGCAGGCGAAGGAACTAAGTATGGTGAATTTGAATTTTATAATTTTGATTTTACTAAAAAACTTCCAAAAGGAACATAATGAAAGAAGCATACGTCGCAGAGTTAGACGATAAAATAGCACAAATAACAGAAATAGCAAAACAAAAACTTGCAAAAACAGATCCTACCGCAATGGAAATACACGACATAGATGAAACTTTAGATCGTCTACATAAGTATCATGGTAGAAAAAACATGATCCAAACTTATATTAAATAAATTTTTATTTGCAAAAATACTTTTTATATGTTATAATAAAATAAAAGGAGAAATATGCCACAAAAAGTGTATAGTATTGACGAGATTGCTAAACTAAAGCAATTAGTAAACGAAGGTGTTCAAGTTACACAAGAGATGCAAGATCTTCGCGAAGGGTTAAGCGATACAGTTAAAGCAATTGCACAAGAACTCGACATTAAAGCAGCTACTCTTAATAAAGCAATTAAAATTGCACATAAAGCCTCACTTAATCAATCTAAAGAAGATTTTAGTGCTGTTGAAGATGTATTAGAAGCAGTTGGCAGAACTGCATGAGTTATGTAGACGCCTTCTTCGAAAGAGAAAAAGACGCAATACATATTGTAGAGCGTGTTAACGGTAAGCGTGAATACATGTCGTATCCTGCTCGATATGTCTTCTATTATTCAGATATGCGAGGCAAGTATAAATCCATATTTGGCACTCCACTTAGCAGAGTAAGCACTACAAGCGGTAAAGCATTTCATAAAGAAAAGAAACTACAAGGTAATAAACGATTGTTTGAATCGGATGTTAATCCTGTGTTTCGTTGTTTAGAAGACAACTATTTAGGCAAAGAGGCGCCAAATTTAAACAAGTGTTTCTTCGATATCGAAGTAGACTTTAAACAGGAAAAGGGCTTTGCTGATCCGTCTGATCCATTTTCTATGATTAATTCTGTAACAATGTGGTGCAGTTGGTTAGATAGTCTAATCACATTTACTATACGGCCTAAGACTGTAGAACGTACAGAAGCAGAAGAAATATGTGGTAAATTTGAAAACACAATGCTCTGCAATACAGAAGAAGAATTGCTAGAAAACTTTTTAGCAATAATAGAAAATGCAGACATATTAAGTGGTTGGAATAGTGAAGGTTATGATATTCCGTATACAGTAAACAGAGTTGCTAGAGTATTAGGCAAAGAGCGTATGCGAGATTTTTGTTTGTGGAAGCAGTATCCACGCAAAAGAGAATTTGAAAAGTTTGGTAAAGATTTAGAAACATTTGATTTAATAGGTAGAGTACATTTAGATTATTTAGAATTGTATCGCAAATATACATATCATGAAATGCATAGTTATAGACTAGATGCAGTAGGTGAATATGAAATTGGCGAAACTAAGGTAGCATACGAAGGTACATTAGATCAACTATATAACAATGATTATGAAAAATTTATAGCATACAACAGACAAGATACAATGATGCTAAAGAAAATGGATGACAAATTACAGTTCATTGATTTAGCAAATGTGTTAGCCCATGCTAATACGGTATTACTGCAAACAACAATGGGGGCAGTAGCAGTTAGCGACCAAGCAATTATAAACGAAGCACATAGCCAAGGATTACAAGTACCTGATAAAAAACAAAAAAGCGAAGACGAATTTAGTACTGCCGCAGGTGCTTATGTAGCACAACCAAAAATAGGAATGCATGATTGGATAGGTTCTATGGACTTGAATTCACTATATCCTAGTGTAATTCGTGCTATGAATATGGGACCAGAAACAATTATAGGACAATGCAGACTAGAAAAAACGTACAACATGGTACGTGAAAAAATGGGTAACAAATCTAGTTTTGCAGAAGCATGGGAAGGTATATTTTGCACATTAGAATTTGATTTAGTGCGAGATAGAGATGTCGCAGAAAAGATTACTGTAGATTGGGAGAACGGAGAAACAGATCAATATACAGGTGCTGAGATATATGACTTAATACACAATCAAGGTAATCCGTGGGGTATATCCGCAAACGGTACTATTTTTAGACATGATATAAAAGGTATTATTCCAAACTTATTAGAGCGTTGGTATGCAGAGCGTAAAGTTATGCAAAAAAGTTTGCAAGAAGCAATAGACGCCAACGACAAAGAAAAGATAGAATTTTGGGATAAAAGACAACTTGTAAAGAAAATTAACTTAAATAGTTTATATGGAGCTATTCTAAATCCAGGATCTAGATTTTTTGACCTAAGGATGGGTCAAAGTGTTACGTTGACTGGCAGATCTATAGCAAAACATATGTCCGCACAGGTCAACAAGGTACTTACAGGAGAGTACGATCATGTGGGTTCAACTATCATTTATGGTGATACTGATAGTGTTTATTATAGTGCTATACCAGCTCTCAAGGATGAAATAGCAAATGGTAATGTTGAATGGGATAAAGAGAAAGCGATAAAGTTATATGATGCAATAGGCGAGGAAGTAAATTCATCATTTCCACAGTTTATGAATAACACATTTGGTATTACTATAGAAAGTGGAGAAATTATTGCAGCGGCAAGGGAAATTGTTGCTTCAAGAGGTTTGTTTATTAAAAAGAAAAGATATGGCATCCTAGTTTATGACCAAGAAGGTAATCGCAAAGATACCGATGGCAAACCAGGAAAACTAAAAGCCATGGGCTTAGATCTTAAACGTAGTGATACTCCAGAATTTATGCAACGATTTTTAGAAGAAATATTGTTTGAAGTATTAGATGGCAAGCAAGAAACTGATATTCTGGATAGAATAAAATCATTTAGAGAGAATTTTAAAGAACGCCCTGGTTGGGAAAAAGGTACACCTAAGCGTGTTAATAACCTTACAAAGTATACCAACATGTTTGAGCGTACAGGTAAATGTGGTGTAGGTCATGTTATGGCCGCTATTAATTGGAATAGATTACGCAAAGCATATTCAGATAATTATTCTATGGAAATTACAGACGGTATGAAAACTATTGTTTGCAAACTAAAGAATAATCCGATGGGTATGACAAGTGTAGCATATCCAATTGATGAATTGCATTTACCGCAATGGTACAAAGATCTTCCATTTGATCATACAGAAATGGAGCGTACAATTATCAATAAGAAAATTGATAATCTTATTGGCGTGTTAAACTGGGACCTTAAGGAAACAGAAAGCACAAACACATTTGATTCATTATTTGAAATAGCATAGGATATATATGACATTTACAGAGTATTGTGTAACATTAGAAACTATTATTAAAGACACTACGTCACAATTAAGTGACGAAGAGTTAGATCAAATCAACTCATCTATTGAAAACTCAAAAGCAGGTACTGGTAAAATTTGGCTAGAAGATTTTGTTGATGCGGAAGCTAAATTCCGTAATAGATAAATAACCATGTAGGGGAAGCCTACTAGAACACAAGCCAATGAATTATATCTGGTACAGTTGGAAGGACATGATGCTAGATGTCAACGCAATCGTTAGACAACTAGTACTCTCAGAATATATGCCGCAAGTAATTGTAGGTATTGCACGAGGGGGCCTTACACCTGGAGTCATGTTATCACATTGGTTAAACCTTCCTTTTAAACCTATTCATGCAAGTCTGCGTGATTTCCCACATTGGGAAACATACTTACCTAAACCAACCGATGACCGTATATTAGTCGTTGATGATATATGTGATTCGGGCGAAACTTTCGTAAAAATGTCAGAGCATATTAAGAACCCTACGATGGTTGAATTGCAGACAGAAGTTCGTTTCGCAACCCTTTGGTGGAATAATGAATGTGACTTTAAACCGCATTATTGGGTAAGAGATTGTGCAAAAGATTCAGGAAAAATTTGGATTCACTTTCCATGGGAGGCTTGGTGGTCTAGTCCACTACAAACAGAAAATGACTCGGAAGGAGGATTAAATGAAGAAAATTTTAGGCATACTAACATTCGCCGCCCTACTCGGGGCGATTTTAAGTCCAAGTAATTTACTTGCAAAAAAAGCATCCATTGGATTTGTCCTAGTAGGACCATCTACTGATGGTGGATGGAGCATGAGGCACCATCAAGGTTTTCATTCTCTATCAAAACATGGATATAATGTAGAGGGCGTAGAATCAGTTGCAGAAGCTGATAGTGAGCGAGTATTTAAAAAGCTCTCAAGAAAACATGATATTGTATTTGGTACCTCTTTTGGATTCATGGAACCAATGGTAAGAGCGGCCAAATCAAGACCAAAAACAATCTTCATGCATGCCACAGGTTACAAAGGCAATGACACGAACATGGACAATTATGTTTGTCATTCCTTTCAAGCAAGATACCTCTCAGGTATTGCCGCCGGTATGATGACTAAAACTAATAAAATTGGAGTTGTAGGATCACATCCAATTCCAGAAATTATTAGAAACATTAACGCTCTAACACTAGGGGCCCAATTAGTTAATCCTGATGTTAAAGTTTCAGTAATATGGATTAACTCTTGGTTTGATCCACCAAAGGACATGGATGCGGCAAAAGTGTTAGCAGACCAACAGAACGATGTTCTTTTTACTACTACAGATTCTCCAAGTGTGGTTACCTTAGCACAACAACGTGCAGAACAAGGACAAGAAATTTGGAGTATGGGTAATGATGCACCAATGGGACAATATGGCCCAGATAGATATGTCACAGGTATGATGTTTAACTGGAATGTATTGTATAAACGTATTGCTGATCTATATAGCGAAGGTAAACTGCAAATGGGTCAACGATGGAATTGGGGGTTAAAAGAAAATTGTGTAGGTCTTTCGCCATGGGGTAAAAATGTACCAGGCGAAGTAGTAAATAAAGTTGAGACAATTAAAATGAATTGGATCAACGACGAAATGGATGAATGGTATCCATTTTCTCAAGGCGTTACAAAGCAAGATGGGAGCAAAGTAGCGGCAGGTGTAATTAAGCGACCTGAACTTGAAACAATGCAATACTATGTCGAAGGTGTTGTAACTCAATTCCCTATAAAATAAACTCTAAGGAGAAAACATGGAAGGAATGATGGAAAATATTCTAACTGCAATTGCAGTTGTGATTAATGGTATTCCGCAGGGTATTTTAGCGTTAACATTTGGTTTCGCTGCGTTCCCGACGGCAATAGCATTTGTCATTGGTATCATCGGTTCAGCAGTCTTTATGTCTGTGGCAACCATTTCCTTCCAAGCAGAAACAATCACTTTAGCCGGTACTCTAGGTAAAAATATGAAAGAACGACTTTCATTGATTTTCTGGGGTGCCGCTCTATTGTTGATACCTTCTTTGCTTGGAATGAATGAAGCATTAGTTGACTTTATAGGACCTTTAGTTGTCACTTCAATGATGGCTGGTGTAGGTATTATGTTAGCAAATGTTTCTGTAGATTTATTTAAATCAGAAAAATGGACAGGTGGAGTATCTGTTATTAGTGCATTGCTTGTTTGGTTTTGGACAAAAGATTTAGCACAAACAATTATTTGGTCTGTAATTATATCTACTGGTTTTTATGTATTACTAAAATTTAATGAGGAATTACGAGAAAAATTAGGTGTAGAATTAGAAGAAATTGTAGTAGATAAGTCACGTGAAAAATTTACAACAGGTAATATCCAATGGGATTTTTGGACAAATAGAAACATTGTTATTGGTGCATTATCATTAGCATGTTTAAATATCGGTGCTAACATTTCATTTGGTAAAATTACAGGTTCTATTGCAGGTGCAGAAACCAATATTGATCACCTTGCAATTTATTCTAGTTTAGCAGATATGGGCTCGGCATTTTTTGGTGGAGGACCTGTTGAAGCAATTATTTCAGGTACTGCAGCGGCTCCAAATGCTGTTATTGCATCCTGTATTATGATGGGTATTATGGCAGTTATCCTTTTAAGTAAAGCACTTCCGTGGATAGGACAATATGTACATAGAGCATCTATTGCAGGTTTCCTTTTTGTATTAGGTGCGTTTGTTACGTTTGCAACAAATATTGCAGGCGCTATTAGCATTGGCGGTTCCTTTGCAGGACCATATGGATTTGGACCAGCAGGAATGGTTATTGGTGCGACAGCATTTGTTACTGCAAAGTTTAATCCTTTTTATGGTTTAGTTGCAGGATTTGTTACTCAACTGATCATGATGGGAGCATAATATGACATGGGGCGAAAGTTTTAAAGATGAGTTTTATGAGATAACAGTTGCAGGACTCACTCGCAAATTGCCCAAAGTTAAGATTAACGACGAGCTCGCAATCGCGAGCTTTGTTATGTTTGGGGATACAGAGCTAGTAGAGAGATGTGCTGAACATCTTACTGCAAAATTTTCCGTAAGCGGTATAGATTATCTTGTTTGTCCTGAAGCAAAAGCAATTCCTTTAATTCATGCTTGTGCTAGAAATTTAGGAATAGATTATGTTGTTATACGTAAGTCTGTTAAAGGATATATGACTGATCCAATAACAGAAAAAGTTGAATCGATTACAACAATAGGTGAACAAAATCTTGTATTAGATAAAGTTGACATTGATAAAATAAAAGGTAAAAATGTTGCTATTATAGAAGACGTGGTTTCAACAGGAGGCACTATTGCCTCTGTAGAAAAATTATTAAACAAAGTTGAAGCAAATGTTGTTTGTAGAGCGGCAGTTTTACTAGAAGATGCAGGATACGAAAATCCTGATTTGGTATATTTAGAAAAATTACCAGTTTTTAAACCGCCTGTACAGGCATAAATCAAGGAGATAAAATGAAAAAACTGTTAGTAAGCATAGTTGCATTTGTATTTGCAACGTCTGCATTTGCTAGAGAAGTTACATTACTCATGGATTGGTTTCCACAAGGTAATCAAAGCGGATTCTGGCAAGCACAATTTGATAATCAATATCACGATGATGTGAAGATTACAATTAAAGCCGGTGGTCCAAAAGTTAGAACTACTACCGCAGTAGCATCCGGACAAGTCGAATTTGGCCTTAACGGATCAGATAGTGTTATGATGGCTAATGCCAAAGGAGCAGGACTCAAAGCAATTTTTGTGAGTCTTAATCATGTGCCGTACACTCTTGTGTTTCATCCTAATCAAGGTATTAAAACCGTTAATGATTTAGAAGGTAGACCTTTTGCAGTTGTAATGGGAATTACATATTGGAAATGGGTAAAATATAAGTATGGTGTATCTGCCAAAGAATTTCCTTTAACAGGTGACTTAGGGTTGTTTGCAAGAACTCCTCGACAATTTCAGCAGGGATATTCAATCTTTCTTCCTGCAAGATTAGATGCAAAAGGAATTGCTAACGAACAAATTACTTTAGAAAGTCTAGGTTATAGACCATATAGTGTATTGTTTACAAGTGATAAGATGATTAAAGAAGAACCTGAATTGGTACAGGCAGTTGTCGATCGTCTTAGTATTTCCTTTCACAAGTCATTAGTAGATCCAAAACCTACTATGGATTTAATTCTATCTAAGAGTAAGAAAGTTACACCTGCTGTTCATATGAATGCACTTGAGCTTATGAAGAGAGATTTTCTTCCTAAAGATTGGAGCAAGATAGGATGTCAAGATCCTAATCGATGGGTTGAGCTTTCGAAGCAGTTAAAAGATATTGACGTGCTACCGGCCGATTTTAATCCACATGACTCTTATGACACATCTTTTAAGAAGGGTTGTTTTAACTAAGGTATGATTAGTGTAAAGAGCGTCACAAAACATTTTGATGAAGTTCATGCACTATCAGAAGTAAATTTAGATATTGCCGCAGGCGAATTCATTACAGTAGTAGGACCATCCGGTTGCGGCAAATCTACTTTACTTCGAATTATTGCAGATATAACTTCTCCATCTAATGGTAATACAGAAAAGCCAGACAAAGGTGCATTTGTTTTTCAAGATGCAGCTCTGTTACCTTGGCGAACAGTACAAAAAAATGTAGAACTATTAATGGAGTTAGAAAAAGTAGACAAAGTAGAACGTAAACATAAAGCAGAACAAGCATTAGCACAAGTAGGATTAACAGGTTTTGAAGAGCGATACCCTCACGAACTATCAGGTGGTATGAAAATGCGATTGTCTCTTGCTAGATCGTTGGTGCTGAAACCAGAATACTTATTATTAGATGAGCCTTTATCAGCAGTTGACGAATTAACAAGAGAAGTATTACAAGAAGAGATACATGAGCTATGGAAGAAAGAAAAGTTTACTGCCATTCTTGTTACACATAATGTAACAGAAGCAGTATATTTGTCTGACCGTGTAATTGTAATGTCACCTAGACCTGGTAAAATTACATATGATGTAAAAATACCATTTAAGCAACGAACTCAAGCCTTAAGATCAAAAACTCAATTTACTAAATTAGTAAACGATATCTCAGGAAAGTTACGAACATGGAAATAAAATGGGAACAATTATTATTTACGGTTGTGCATTTATTATTATATATGGTATTATATTTTACTACGCAAGCAGGTGAATAATGAAAAATATTTTACCACCTATATTAGTTTTAATTTTATTTTTATTCATTTGGTCTGTGGCTGCACATATGTATAACTTACCATTTATGTTACCTGGGCCAATGGCAGTGGCAGAAGCATTTATTAATGATTTTGAAATTGTAGTAATAGGTGCCAGTATAACAATACAAGAAGCATTATTTGGTTATCTATCGGCGATTCTTATAGGTATTACAGTAGCGGCGATTATGAGCCAATCAAAGATACTAGAACGTAGTTTCTATCCATATGCTATTCTTTTACAAACAGTACCGGTTGTTGCAGTTGCACCTTTAATAGTATTATGGTTTGGCTTTGAAATGCGGTCTGTTATTATTGTTAGTTTTATTATATCTTTATTTCCAATTATTAATAACACATTACTAGGTCTTAAATCTACATCTATAAATTTAGTAGAACTATTTCGGTTACATAATAAATCAAGATTAGTTGCATTTTACAAGTTACGATTACCTGCCGCAATACCAAATATTATAGCAGGTTTAAGAATATCTGCAGGACTTTCTGTAATTGGTGCAATAGTAGGAGAGTTTATTATTGGTAGTGGAAGTATGGCAGGAGGCCTAGGAGTGCAAATTATATATGCCCAAGCAGAATTAGAAACTGCATTAGTAATGGCATTAATATTATCTGCAACAATTATGGGGTTTGCATTTTTTATGATGGTCACAACATTAGGACATTTTTTATTACGCAAATGGCATGAATCGGAGATAGCATGATATCAATTTTAGACTTTAAAGATCTAAATAAAAAATTTGTAAAAAATGAACCATTTGATCATGTTGTCATCGATAATTTTTGGTCTGAAGATATAGCAAAAGAATTATTATCAGAAATGAGTGATATGCCACAAAATAAAATGGTTACACGTTATCTTTCACCTTTAGAAAATAAGATCGCTATCCCTCATTGGGATCTATTTAAGAGAACAACATACCGTGCATTTTATTATCTTAATTCAGATTTTATACCAAAATTGCAAAAAATAAGTGGCATTGATAATTTGATACCGGATATTGGATTACATGGTGGTGGATTACATTTTCATCCGACCAACGGCATTTTAAATATGCATAAAGATTATTCTATACATCCAAAATTGGGAACAATGAGAAAATTAAATTTAATAATTTATATGAATCCAGAATGGAAAGAAGAATGGAACGGTCAGTTGGAATTTTGGTCACATGATGAAAAAAATAATTTACCCAATGAAAAAATAAAAAGTATTATGCCAATTTTTAACCGAGCAGTTTTATTTGATGTTTCTCAAAATGGCTGGCATGGTTTACCTGTGCATACTAAACAACCAGATCATATATACAGACAATCTATGGCCGTATATTATATGATTAAATCTACAAAAAATGCTGAACGAAGGCCTAAGGCGTTATTTGCTCCGCGATTAGAACAAAAAAATGATGAAAAAATAATTAAATTTATTCATGAAAGAGCAGGTCTTATATGAAAAGTACAATTAAAAGAAGAAAACTAGGATTAACACATCTAACGGGAGGAAATGCAGGCGGATTTACCTTGTATGCTCCACAAACAGGAAACGGCCGGGTAGTATTAATTGATATATACGGTAACGTAGAACATGAATGGCAAATGCCTGTGCGACCAGGGCGTGATGCAGTTATACTACCAAACAGCAATTTAGGTTATAATGGTAGCAATGAACGATCTGCTCATTTATATCCTGCATGGGATATTTGGCATGGTGGTCACTTTATGGAAGCAACACCTGATGGCGATATTGTTTGGGAACATGAAGACATATATCATCATCATGATGCTCAATGGTTAGACAATGGTAATTTGCTCTATACAGTTGCAGCAGAAGTACCTATTAAACAATGGGAGGGACAATCTGATATTGTAAGGGAAGTAAATCGCAAAGGTGAAGTTGTATGGGAATGGAGAGCATGGGAGCATTTAACAAAAGAAGAATATCCTATTCATGAATGCTTTAATGATGATCATTGGCCAATGATAAATGGAGTATACCAATATAATGATATTGTTTACTTGAGTTTGCGTACATCATCTGGTATCATAGGTATAGATAAAAAAACAGGATTTCGTTTTTTTGAAGTTAAATACCCAGAAGTTGCACAACAACATTGTCCTGTTATAACAGAAAATGGTTTGTTATGTTTTGATAATGGTAATATTCGTCCTGGTTCAATACATCATTCACGTATCGTAGAATTTAATCTTAACACTAAAGAGTTAGTATGGAGTTATGTAGACGACATGCCTCCTGCGTTCTTTTCGCCATATATGGGTAGTGTAGAACGATTATGGAATGGCAATACATTTATTTGTGAAAGTGCTTTTGGCAGACTATTTGAAGTTACACCAGAAGGAGAAACTGTATGGGAATATGTTATACCCGACTTTGCAGAATATCCAGAACCACTTAATAAGTTTATTACTGGTGAACATAATAGTTGCTTCAAAGCCCATAGATATCCGGAGGGACCTAAATGATACCAATAATAGATTGGAACGATAAAGACATTGTACCTAAGATGTATAATGCTTATAGTACATGTGGTTTTGCAGTTTTTACAAATGTTTATAATCAATGGTTACCAGAGTTTAATGATTGGAAACAACTTATGCAAGAGTTCTTTGACTTACAGTTAGAAACAAAACAGAAGAACAAATATAGCGGAGTCGAAGATAACATTGGTTATCATTGGATGGGTTTTGAACGAACAAATCCCGACTCGCCTGGAGACTTAAAAGAAACATATAATTGGGTTACACCTGATCGTATGACAGATCAATATTATCCTTTAGACATACCTGAATTCAAACCATTAGCTCAAAAGATTCTACGTATAGCAGAGTTATTAAGTTACGACTTCATTTATATGTTTGAAGAGATGTTTGACTTGCCTAGGGGAAAATTAGTTGAAGAACATTTACATGGCAATTCTACAATGAGAATGATACGTTATCCTGCCTATGACGGAGAAATACAACCAGGACAAATAAGAGGTAGTTCGCATACTGATTATGGCACTTGTACATTACTATGGAGATTTGACGACACTCCTGGTTTGCAAGTATATGATAGAAAACAAAAAGACTGGATAGACGTACCTGTAGTAGAAAACTCGATTGTGATGAATACAGGTGATTTATTACAACGATGGACAAACGACACATTAAAATCTACACCACATAGAGTTGTGAACTCAGACATGACAAAAGATAGAATATCAATGCCATATTTTGTTGATGCTGGACGTAGGACTACTGTAGAAAATATTACAAACGAACCAGCCAAGTACGATCCTATTAATGCTTATGAATATCTTAAATGGCGTTTATCTTTATCGCACGATACAGATTATATTCCAAGTGCAGAGATTGTTATGCAAGGCGAGCAACATATTCCTAAGCATCAAGAGTACGAAAATTAAATGATTTAATTTTCGTACTCTTATTACGAAAATTAAATGATAACATAATTTTAACATGACAACTATAAATAACTTTGAAATGAAAGTAAGTAAGAAAGCAAAATTAATCAAAAAGGTTCAGAGCATGGAATTTAATAATCCTATTATTCAAACATTACTAGGTTTAGTAATATTTTACATTGGTTTAAAAATGTTCTCAGGCGGAATGAAAGCAATGGGAAACATAGATCACCTTCAATGGTTTTTGGGTAATCCAATTTATATGTTTGTTGGTGGAATCATAATGACACTATTATGGCAATCGTCTTCATTGTCTACTACTGCAATTATAGGATTAGTCGCAGGCGGAGCATTGCCACTTCCAGCAGCAATAGCCGCAGTTCTTGGAGCAAACATAGGAACTACTGGCACTATTTGGTTGGCAGGACTTTTAGTATCCGACGGAATGCCTACTGGTATTACAAAACAAATTGCAATGGTACATACAGGAGTTAATATGCTTATGGCAGTTATTCTGTTACCATTTGTAAATCAATTCGCAAAATTTATGTCTAAGTTTTAACTTGACATTAACCTTTCGGCGTGTTATAATATATAAAATTATCTAATAGGAGACTTATGAAAGATATTCTTTTGGATGTAGTCGACCACACAGCTGGCCTTGGCTTCATTGAAAATGTTAAAGTAACAGGAACAGATGCAGAAACGGCATTTGAAGCCATGGATACAGATAGAACTGTTATATTAAATGCAAAGACTACTAACCCTGTCGCCGAGTTTGTAGGCGAGTTTGGTATGGGTAACTTAGGCTTTCTAAATGGTATTGTTAATCTTGATAGCTATAAAGCAGAAGAAGGTAAAATTAATGTTAACAATCGTGAACGCAATGGCGAACAAGTATTAGAGTCGTTGACATTCGAAGATCAATATGGTAACACAGATCAATATAGATTTATGAGCAAAGAAGTTGTAGAACAACAACTTAAAACAGTTAAATTTAAAGGAGTAAACTGGAATGTATCGTTTGAACCTACTAAACAATCTGTTCAGGAGCTCGCCCAAATCGCAAGCATCTATGCAACAATCGAGCCAACCTTTTCGGTTAGAACTGAAAATGGTAATGTTGTTATCGGCGTTGGTACTGACGACGGTAGCGGACATGCTGGCAAGCGGATTTTTGCTAGGAACGTAGAAGGTGAGCTAAAGCAGAACTGGAGTTGGCCATTACAACAGGTGCTAAGTATTCTTAAGTTAGGAATGTCAGGTACCTGTGTAATGAGCATTTCAGATCAAGGTGCATTGCAAATTTCTATTGATAGCGGACTTGCAACTTATAATTATATTTTACCAGCAATGAATAAATGAAGACTAGGAAAAACTTAACAGAAAGCAATAGAGATTATGCAGTCTTTCTTCCTAGTATAAGTGGATTTTATAATACATTTATATCTAAACAACAACACGGAGAGTATGTTCCTAAGGACAGAATTCCTGCGGAGTTTGAAAATGGTATAGAAGGCTGTAATTTTCTTAATGCAGATAAAGGGTATTTTAATTACAAATGGTCATTGTATTCTGCAGGTCATGCACAACTTGATATTGCAAAAAGCGATGTCGAAGAAAGCATGGTACAGAAGCGTGACAAACAAAAGACTTGGTGTCTTGCTGATAGTGGCGGATTCCAGATAGGTAAAGGTATTATTAACTTTGACTGGGAGAACTTTTATGAAAAGCCTGGTGATATTAATTATATTGGTAATGCTGATGCCGTTAGGAGTAAGATTCTTAATTGGCTCGAGCATACCGCTGACTATGCCCTCGTACTGGACATACCGTCATGGGCTGCCGATCCCGTTAACCGTAAACGGACAAAAATGTCTAGTTATGCCGAAACACTCAAAGCCACATTGTATAATAACGATTGGTTCGTTAAGCACAGACAAGGAAATGTAAAGTTTCTAAATGCTTTGCATGGTATGGATTGGGCTTCTGCAACTGAATGGTATAATGCAGTAAAGCATTTTCCATTTGAAGGTTGGGCATTTGGTTCTAATAATATGCGGAATATATATCTTGCTTTACGTAGGATGATTGTTTTGCGTGACGATAAGTTATTAGAAAAAGGCGAAAACGATGTCATACACTTCTTAGGTACATCACGTTTAGATTGGGCATGTATGCTTACAACTATACAACGCTGTTTGCGTGAGCATGTAAACGAAGATATGATGGTTACATTTGATTGTGCTAGTCCTTTTATAGCAACAGCACATGGACAAATGTACACACAACATGTACATAGAAACAATCGCTTTAGTTATATAATGGACAAAGCAGTAGATACAAAAGATTTGTCAGGTAGTGATATTCCGTGTCCGTGGAGCAGTCCTATTGCAGAACGTATGACAATGGGCGACATTTGTTATTACAAGCCAGGTGACTTAAACAAACTAGGCAAAGAAGGTAAAACTAGTTGGGATAGTTTCAGTTACTTTCTTATGATGGCACATAATGTATATCAGCATATAGAATCTGTACAACGTGCCAACATACTTGCAGATTGTGCAAGTATTGTGCATAAACCTAAAATTACAGAATGGCGTAAAGTAAAAGCAACAGGCAACGAAGATGAATTTAGTCCTTGGGTGCCACGTAATTTAATTTACTTTAACGAAGTATGTAAAGATATATTTAAAGCAGAAAATCCTATGACACTAATTGAAAAAGCAGAAGGACTATTTGCAGATATTAGTGATAAACGCACTCGTAGATCGTCTGCGGCAGTATTTAATTCGCTATTTGAAGTCGAAGACGTAGGTGACGATAACGATGCAGATACATTTGATCAAAATGATGATAAATTAGAAGCATTAGAACAAACTGTTCAATAAATACTATATGCGATTGAAACAACTAAAAGTAAATGAATCTTTAGTAAAATATCCAGAGCGTATATACAAAGCATTTTCTGCACACTTAGAGCAAGAGATTCTTAACTACATGTATCATTATAAAATCAGTAGAGATAATTTCGAACCTGAACATAAGAACATCAAAGGCATGATTGCTAAAGTAGCAAACAGAAAAGGTGTTACCATTGAGCAGGATTGGAAAAAGGGCAGGAATAACAAAATAGAAATTGATGTCACACCCAAAGACTTTCCAAGTAGATATACACCTAAGACACAAAAAGAAGATGCATATGCTAATTTACAAATAGTTTACAAACCTAGTGCAAACGAAGATGCCGAAGGCACACATCAAACAGGTGTTCGAAACAATAAATGGCTTCATAGAGTTAAGATTATCGTAGGCGATATTATGGAAGATTTGCTAGAGCAAATTGATCCTAAGGAGCAGTTTAGGCAAATACATTATATATTGCAACGTCTTAATTCTACTCTTAGACATGAGCTAATGCATCTAACACAAGAGTTTACATTGAGGAAAACTACTTCTAAAAAGTTTAATCAAAAAACAGGCGAGTGGGAAACAGACGATATTGCATACACCGGACAAACAGATCTTAATCCAGGCTACGGTGACGAAGAATTGGCAAAAGATCATCCCGAGTTTGGTCGCCGATCGCATAACACAAGTCCAATGGAATTTGATCCTATGATAGAATCAGAAGCATCACGTTTTAGATATACATTCTATGACAGGACTCGTCCATTGAATCCGCAAATAAAACATTATATAGAAAATAGTGAATTCTTTAACTTTTTAAAAGGCGACAAATTACACGAACCTGATCCACGCTATCCAATGGCAATAAAAAAGTTCACAAAAAGAGTACAAGAATACTTGACATAAATACTTTGATATGCTACAATATACAAAAGGAGAAATCGCTTGGGGTCTTGGTATACAGGTCCATGTCGGTTAATGGTAGGCAAGAGATAGTAAAATATGACTATGGCAGGAAGGAAGTAAACCTTAGAGATTATGGAGATAATATATTCTTGGGTAACGATCTTAACGATGAGGAAATTATTTCGTGCATAAAGGCTTACAGGATAAAACAGGCAGAGGACGAACGAATAAAAAACATGACGTTTTGCCAGAAACTGAAGAAGGAATGGCAGAAACTAGTGGCTTAGGGGGCATCGCCGAATCACGTAACAGCGGCGGACTACCTGGCCTTTTGGATATTTTGCAAAACATAAAAAATGCTGAGAGATTACGAAACTGGAAAATCCGCTGATGTAAACTTCTTTGTAGGAACAGAAGTGGAAAACACACAAGCAAAAGGCCTTCACACATTATTTGTGACAGGCCTTCAGCCTACTAGTAAAATAATTAAATATGCCGAACAAAACGAAGTTCAACATATTTACTTAGGTGCTAATCATTCTTTTGTTCCTAATGTAGGATGGAACTATAATACTGTGAAAAAATGTATTGCTGAAGGATATACAGTATCATTAAATTATCCTATTAATTATCATAATAATGTTAAAAAAGAATTAAAAGAATTATATATACATATAAATTTTATACCACAAATAAGTTTTCAATTTGAAGGTATAGAAAACGAAAATCCTAATTTAAATTTAAAAATAGATGATATTGACTTTGAAGCAACAAATGATGGTGTTTGGTGTTTTGATTTAAAAGATGTTTGTAATGATAATAACAAAACATCTTGGAGTCAATATAAAGACGACAAAATACTATGAGTGATAAAAAAATTACTTTAATCGAAGACGACGAATCGACTGCTGATTTGTTAAAGACCATGGTTAAAACATTAGAAGCAATGGATTGGAAACTATGGGAATTGTACCAAACTGCTCAGCGTGTAGAAAAATATTTAGGAATCACAAAAGATGAAAATGATGAGTAAAAAACGAATTTGGGTAACATTTCAAAAGGAAGGCTTGCATAAATGGCCTGATGCAACTAACTATCCTGGTGTAGAGTTTTTAGCAAATGAGCATAGACATATGTTTCATTTTAGAGTTGACTTAGAAGTATTTCATGATGATCGTGAAGTAGAATTTATTCTGTTTAAACGTGAACTAGAAGGACTATACACAGAAGGTACATTGCAGTTAGATTATAAGTCTTGCGAAATGATGGCAGATGATTTAGGCAAATACATTCAAGAAAAATATCCTAGAAGGAGTTTTTCTGTACAAGTATCCGAGGATGGTGAAAATGGTTGTGTGGTAGACTTTTCAGATATAACACCAACAAAGCAACCTATTCCACCACAACCTAAAAAAGTTTACTCCGATGGCAGAGGTAGCACATATGAGGCATGAACACTAAAAAGTTTAAAGAAATATTAGAGCAATCTACTCATATAGATAGCGTAGCAGATTATGAAATTCGTCGCTATACAAATAGCGGCGGATATGTTATAATAGATACACTAGGAGACTTTGTTATATTAGATGAATATAATGTGGCTGATGTCTGTAGCATAATATTCGAGGACTTAATAAATGAAAAAATCATCACAACTAATTAAAGATGTTGTAATAGTAGGCGGCGGTGCCGCAGGTTGGTGGACTGCCGGTTTTCTTTCTTGTAAAAATCCTGAATTAAATATAACTTTAGTAGATTTCGACAAAGTACATCCTATTGGCGTCGGCGAATCTATGCTTCCTTTAATAAAAGAATTTTTTAATAAAATGGATTTAAAGGAATCTGTATGGATGAAAGAAACAAAATCTATATATAAAATAGGAAACAGATTCTTAGATTGGTACAATAAAGGCGATGATAGATTTTTATCTTTTTGGTGGAATTTTGATGATAGATTAATAAGAAGTTCTTTGTACAATAGACCTGGGCCTGAAATTTTTTGGGGACAAAAAAAAGAAGCAAGATTTACTGATTATTGGTTACACTTATATTTTAATAAAGAAAAAACCAAAGAAGATTTTTTTTATGATATACAAGATGCAGCGGGATTACTAGAGAATAAATGTTCTCCGGTAGATTTAAATGGAAATTCATATTTGTCTAATTGGGCAGGATATGCTTACCATATAGATGCTATAGGTTCTATAAAAATAATACAAAATAATGTGGCATTACCTAATGGAGTTAAACATATAAATGGTATGGTTACAGATGTTATCATAAAAGATGATAACATAAATTATATTAAATTAGCAGACGAATCTATTATTAAAGGTGATTTATTTATAGATTGTTCGGGGTTCGCTCGAATATTAATGAACAAATTTGACACTTCTTTAAAATTATATCATACAACATTTAACGATAGTGTTTGTGTTTCACCAATAAAATACAATAATTATAACAAAGAAGTAGTTCCATATACAGTTTCTGCTGCAAAAGAAAACGGTTGGCAATTTATTATTCCCTTAACTTCTCGTATTGGTAGTGGTTATATATATTCATCGAAATATATGTCTGACAATGAAGCGAAAGAAGCATTTGTATCTTCATGGCCTAATAACAAAATGTTGTTAGACGAACCCCGAATTATTAAATGGATACCTTCACGATTAAAAAAATCCTGGCAAGGTAATGTTTGTGCAATAGGCATGTCATGTGGTTTAATAGAACCTTTAGAAGCAAATAGTTTATATATTTCTCAATATGCAATTGAAACATTATCAAATTTATTAATCAAAAAAAATTATATGTTAGATCAAAATATACAATCAATTTTTTGTAAATTTACTGATGTAATATATGATCAGACAGCAGAATATCTATCTGCTTGGTTTTTATCTACTAACAGAACAGATACAGAATACTGGAGAGATTATAAAAAACTAGGAGAAAAAGAAAAAATCAAAGAATTAATCGAAAGCCATTATGCATCTAAATATGATCCTTCAAGGCACGGTTTAAATGCCGATAGCACATGGACTCCGTTGGGATTATTTACTAATAGTTTTTCTAAAAAATCTATCACCAAAGTAAATCCAAATCTAATAGAAAATGCCAAAGCCATGTTCGAATATAATAAAAAAATAACAATTAATAATGGAAAAATATTACCAAAAATTTGGGAGGTTTGCCCGTATGATCCTTGACAAATAACATGAAAGAAACTAAAATTATAGTAGCATTAGAAACAAAAGATTCTATTAATATTGCGCCTAAAATTATAAAATATATAGATGGTTTTAAAATAAACCATTTATTTTGGAGCGAAATAACCCATTGGCCTGATAGAGCATTTAATGGATCTTTTAAAAGTTTTAAAAATAAAGAATTATTTGTAGATTTTAAATTATGGGACACACCTAATACAGTGAAGCAAGTATTACAAAAGATTGTTGATAAAGGTGCTACAATGACAACTATAAGCACTTTTAATAACGAAGCAGTATTTGATGTTGCACAAGAATACGCAGAGCAAATTAAATTACTTGCAGTTACATATCTTACATCTTGGAATCCGGAAGAGCAAAGACAAATTGCAAAAGACATGCCATATAATATGTGGCGTGATCATGTAGCAAGAATACGACACAAAGGATTCAAAGGTATTATTTGTAGCCCGTTAGATATAGTTCAAATTAAACATGAAGATTTTATGCACGATTTATATCGTGTTTGCCCAGGAATAAAATATGAATCAGAACTCAAAGGACAATCAAGAACAACAACACCAAAAGAAGCACAAGAGCTCGGTGCCGATTACTTGGTTATTGGAAGATCTATTACTGAAGCGAGCGATCCAATCAAAACAGTAAAGGAGATATATGACAGTTTACATAGTTGATTTAGAAGCAGTAGAATCTAGATATACTTGTGAATGGAAGTGGCACTTGCCACAGTTATTTAAACATGCCGTTCCTATCGAAGGCGCAGAAGATATTCCTAAAGCAACTACTCCAGGTGCTTTTTTAAACTTCGGTGGTACTAATATCTATAAAGCAAAACAAATAGAAACATTTAGCAGAATGTTTTGCGAAGGTACAGTTAAGGAAGGTGATCATTTTCTATTTGCAGATGCTTGGCATCCTGGTATTATATCATTGAAATATATGAGTGAGTTACTTCAAGTACCAGTTAAAATACATTCAATGTGGCATGCAGGTTCGTATGATCCACACGATTTTTTAGGAAGGTTAATACATGATAAGCAGTGGACTTTTGATTTCGAGCGGAGCATATTTCATGCTTCAGATTATAATTATTTTGCTACTAAGTTTCATATTAAAATGTTTGTAGAAACATTATTTAATTATACATTTACTGGAACATTTAAAGAATCGGCAGATGTGCCTAGTAACCAATTCTTTCACGAAAAACTTAAAAGTAAAATAGTACGCACCGGTTGGCCTATGAAATATCTCAAAGATGGGTTCTATGAAAAACCAAATCAACAAGAAGAAAAAGAAGATCTAATAGTTTTTCCACATAGGATAGCACCTGAAAAACAACCAGAAATATTTAGAGATTTGTCAAAGGCATTGCCTAAATACAAGTGGGTAGTATGCCAAGACGAACAGTTGACAAAGGAAGAATACCATGCTATACTAAGAAGAGCAAAAATGGTATTTAGTGCCAACTTACAAGAAACATTAGGCATTAGCCCATACGAAGGAGCATTAGTCGGAGCAATACCGTTGGTACCTGATAGACTTTCGTATAGCGAAATGTATGATTGGGAATTTAAATATCCGGAAGAGTGGACTAGAAATTGGGGTAGTTATCAACAGAATAAACAAAAAGTTATTAATGCAATAGAGCAACGAATGGATGACTATGATAATTTATATCCTAACGTATTAGATCAAGCAGAAAGTTTGTCTAAAAATTATTTTAGTTGTGGCCCATTATTGGAGAAAATTCGATGAGACCTATAATAAGAATAGAAAATCTAATACCACAAGATGTATTACATTCAATTTGTGTTACATTATCTCGTTATGATTGGTCGTATGGTCGAAATGATGTAGGTTCGGATACTGTACAAGACAATATTTTTAATGAAGAAAAATATGACAATAACTATAACGGAATACCGCATTTTCATCAATTTTGGTATTCATCTTTATTAGAAATAAATGACATGGACAAATTTAGAGATTTTGTTGTTCATTATGTTATGCAACAGCTTGTAAAAAAAATGCAAAATTCTCCTATTACATTTTCTGAAGACAGTAACGAATTAGATTTAAAAGTATTAGATATTCATTTAAATGCTAGAACTTCTTCGCAAACAGGAGCATTTCATACAGATCATATTGCATATGATGATAATGTAGAAAATTATACATTAAATATTTTTATAGCTCCTAATTCTTTATTGGATGGAGGATTAGAATTTGAAAATGATTTAATACAATTTACTGCCGGTGATGCAGTATTATTTAAATCCGATCTTAAACATAAAGTCCAGCCATTTGAATGGCAAGGATTAAGATTAACCTTGTCTATGTTTTTAGAATTTTCACGTACAAAAAAAGGAACAGAATGATAGATTTAACAGGTGTAAAACATTTTTGTAACGACAACATTAGTGAGCATGTTACAGAAAAAGACCTTAAGAAAATGCAACGTGATATTGAAAAATATTTTCAAAAAGTGCTAGAGTCTCTTAAAATTGATACAGAAAATGATCATAATACACAAGAGACTGCAAAACGTGTAGCAAAGATGATGGTGCGAGAAGTTTTTGCTGGACGATATGAACCTAAACCTCGCATAACATCATTTCCTAATGCAACTGCATATGATGAACTTTACCTTACAGGACCCATTAAAATTCGTTCAACTTGTGCTCATCATTTCCAGCCTATTGTTGGTAATGCATGGGTCGGCGTATTTCCTGGTAAAAATGTTATTGGTCTTTCAAAGTTTAATAGGCTTGTAGATTGGATTGCAAGTAGACCACAAATACAAGAAGAAATGACAGTACAAATTGCTGACATTATAGAACAAGAAACACAAGCAGAAGGTGTTGCAGTAGTAGTAAAAGCAGAGCATATGTGTTTAACACATAGAGGTGTTAAAGAACACGAAAGTGATATGACAACATCTGTTGTACGTGGATCGTTGCGTAACGAAGAATCACAAAAACGTGAGTTCTTTAATTTACTTAAAGGTATGAAAGGCTTTTATACATAGAAGAAAATAATCAAGTTAGTTAAATAACATACTAACAGGAATAATATGTGTCATTTAAAGACTTAACATTTATATGTATAGTTATATTAGGCCCTTCGTGGGGAGTAGCATATTTAACAGAAAAAATAATTTATGTTGTGCCTATGTTAGCAGTATGCACCTTTGTTTGTGCCCAGATGTTTCAGAATAGAAGTAAAAGATTAGAAGAAGATACTGCAAAAAAAGGGAAAAAAGGCGGAAAAAAAGATGATAACGACTACCCAGAATTTGCACACGGTAAAGACGGAGACCACTAATGCCGACAGAGGAGTCTACAAAAAACTTAGAGGAAAAGCAATGCGAAGAAGAGCAAAATCCATTTCCGATAAGCTCCACGAAGTTCACAAACCATGGCATCAAAGACCAACTCAGGACCCTGTACACCACCCTGGAACAATTTTATTTGATCTCACATAGAATAAAAAACCCATGATGACCCAAGTAGACTTAAAACATCTATCAACAACAAAACTTGTAGAACTTAAACTTATGGTAGAAAAAGAACTAAAGTTTAGAGATAATGTTGGTAAAGAAATCGAAATGAGAAAGCAACAAGAATTAAGAGAACTAAGAGGAGGCATGTGAAAAAAACTTATATTAGTTGGGATAAAACAGGAGCATTATTGCATGAAGTAATGCGACAAATCCAAAGCGATAGTGTAAACGATACGGCATGCCTGTGGCGACCGGATTATGTAGTAGGTGTAGTCCGAGGAGGATGTTTCCCTGCAGGCATGTATAGTCATTATGCAGGTGTGCCTATGTATACGTTAAAAGTACAATTAGCACACGGAGCAGGCGAAAATACAGAAGACGATACTGAAAGTAATACTTGGATGGCCGAAGATGCCTTTGAAGGGAAAAATATTCTTATACTAGAAGACATTAACGATAGTGGATTTACTCTTAATTGGATTAAAAACGATTGGCGACAAAGTAGTGTACCGACAAGTTCTAAATGGCAAAACGATATGATTTTTGGTAGCAATGTAAGAACTGCATGTCTCATAGAAAATAGTGCAAGCGAGTTTGATTGCGACTATGTCGGCATGACAATTAACAAGATTGATGATCCACAATGGATTGTTTTTCCTTGGGAGGAATGGTGGAATCAACATTAAACAGTTGGCAAGATGCACCATGGCCAGAAGAAAATATAGTGCATCAAAATACACAATTTATAGTTTTTAAGGATGGTTTTCCTGTAACGGAAGGCCATTTACTATTTGTACCAACAACAAGAGAACATGTAAATATTGTACAATGTTTTGGTGCGGCAATTAACTGGGGCGAAAACGGAGTTAGCAATGGCGATTTTGAAGGATATAATGTTGGACTTAATAACGGTGAGACAGCGGGTCAGACAGTTTTTTGGCCGCATGTTCACCTTATTCCACGACGCAAAGGAGATGTCGACGATCCACGGGGAGGTGTCCGACATGTCATCCCATGCAAAGGAAATTACCAAGTATAAAGATAATATACCTAAATTATTATTTTTAACTACTGGTAAAATTACACAACAATTTCAAGAAACTGATGCATTTGTTACTAGAGCTAGATTAGAATTTGAAGTAGACGACAAAGTATTTACTTTTAATTTTGCTACAGATGATGATAAAAACATTGTAACAAATTTTGATATTTCACTAGATGGAGAAAACATGATCAATGTTCAAGGTAAACATGATACTATGGGTCCTCCAATTAATAACACAATAAATTGATTGACAAAATGGATAAAAAAACGTATAATTGTAAAGTAGATAGTTTGAATGTGCAAGACGATGGTAAAACAATAGTTCTTCCTCCCGAAGCACAAGAAGCATTAGGACTTAAAGAAAACCAAAAAGTTGTAATGACAAAAGTGAATCAAGGAGGCAAGCAAGCAATCTTTGAGATCATAACAGATGAAAATTAAATATTCGGAAATATTTTATAGCATACAAGGCGAAGGCAGATGGGTAGGTACACCTAGTGTATTCATTCGGTTGTTTGGTTGTAACTTTGAATGCAGAGGATTTGGACAAGGTCGTGACAAGTCTAAGTGGGTGCCTAAAGAACAGATGCCACATGTAATTGATCCTAATAGGCTTAATTACAAATCATATGAAGACCTTCCAGTACCGACTATAGGTTGCGATACCAGTGCAACTTGGTCACATCTATATAAACATATTGCAACTAACGAGGAATCCTCTGTTGTTGCAAAAAAAGCAGTAGACATGACTGCATATAAAGCATGGGGCAATACGCATCTTATTTTAACAGGCGGTGAGCCTATGTTATGGCAACGAGCAATTCCAGAGTTATTATCGCATAAAGAGTTTGATACACTTTCGTATATGACAATAGAAACTAATGCTACACAAAAACTTAAACCAGAATTTAAAGATTACTTAATAAAACGAAATGTACATATTACTTGGTCGTGTAGTCCTAAATTAAGCATTAGTGGCGAGGATTGGAAAGATGCAATTAAGCCAGATGTAGTACAAGATTATGCAAGTATACCTAACAGTGATTTATATTTAAAATTTGTTGTACAAGACAACGAAGATATTAAAGAAGTAAAAACTGCACATGGTGTATTAGGCAACTTCCCTGTATACTTAATGCCAGTAGGAGGTACAGTAGAAGGATTAGAACTAACCGAAAAGCAAGTAGCAGAGATGGCTCTAAAATACGGCTATAAATTTAGCCCAAGGCTACATGTAAATTTATTCGGTAATGCATGGGGAACATAATGGGATTATTAGATAGATTTAAAAAGAAAAAAGAAGAACCTAAGCAGGCTCCTAAGCCTAAAAAGGTACACCCTAAAGATGGCACAGAACCTTGGGTAGATGTAATAGAAGTTAAACTTGATAAAGATAATCCTAGTAATGGTTATTTTGAACTTGATTGGAATCGACCATTTGTTGCAATGTTACGTGAAAATGGTTATGAAGGCAGTGGAGACGAAGAGATTGTAGATAAATGGTTTAGTGATTTGTGTAAAACTATTGTACGGGAAGAAATAGAGGACGAATACGATCTTCTAGGAGAAGCCCCGAATATTGTTCAACTCGGAGACGGAAGAAAAGTAATAAAATGACACATATACTTGTAGACACAACCAATATGTTTTTTAGAGCAAAACATGTTGTAAGAGGTGAAGACCTTGATACAAAAGTTGGCATGGCAATGCATATTATGTTTTCCTCAGTAAACAAAGTATGGCGAGACTTTAATGGCAAACATGTTGTATTTTGTTTTGAAGGGCATTCATGGCGTAAACAAGAATACGAACCATATAAACGTAATAGAAAAGAAAAGCGTGAAGCACTTACAGTAAAAGAAAAACAAGAAGAAGAATATTTCTTTGAAAAGTTTGGAGAGTTTCGGTCCTTTCTTGCTAAAAGAACTAATTGTTCTGTATTACAACACGAAAACTGCGAAGCAGATGATATGATTGCTAGATGGATTCATCTGCATCCAGATGTAGACCATATGATTGTTTCAAGTGATTCGGATTTTTTCCAACTATTAAATAATAATGTTAGAATTTATAACGGTATAACTGATACCACAATAACCATGGAAGGATATTACAATGGAAAAGGTAAACCTGTTATTGATAAAAAGACCGGACAACCAAAAGAAGCACCTAATCCTGAGTGGCTTCTTTTCGAAAAATGTATGCGTGGCGACACCTCAGATAATATCTTTAGTGCTTATCCTGGCGTCCGTACTAAAGGTACTAAAAACAAAGTGGGATTACTTGAAGCATTTGACGATCGAGATAAGCAAGGATATAGCTGGAACAATCTTATGCTTCAGCGGTGGACGGATCATAACGGAGACGAGCACCGAGTGCTGGATGACTACGAACGAAATAGGAAGCTCATTGATCTTCGTGAACAACCCCAGCACATTAAAGATGTTATGGATAAGAATATCACTGAGGTTGTTCAACAAGAAAAAGTATCCCAAGTCGGCGTACATTTTATGAAATTTTGCGGTACATATAATTTAGATAGAATAGGTCAGCAAGCACAAGATCATGCTTCGTATTTGACTGCTGGATATGCTTAATGACAGATGAAGAAAGAAATATACTAAGAAAACAAGTAGAAGTTAATATTAAATTAGATTTATACAAACAACCTGTATTTCCATATTTTCATTCTATGGGAATATTTGAATTTTTTTATCCTGTAAAAGTAGGAAACGAAGAAGTAGGTTTTTTACATATTTGGTGGAATAAAGATAAACCATCAGGAATAGTTCAAGGTGGTAAAGAAGCAAAAGGATTTTGGGAATCAATATGGTATGATAAGGCTAGTGACAAACCTAAAATAGAACCATTTGGCCCGCCTATAGTAAATCAACAAAAAGTAATGGAAATTATTATAGAGCAAGAAAGAAAACGGCTCGAAAAATTTGCACTCCTAAAACTTCAAGAAGATAAATTAAATAAATTAAAGGAACCTTCCGGTGTCCTCAAAAAATACCTGTCATAAATACTATAAGGAGAGTATTTAATGGCACGGCCACAACCTGATATTCTAATGGAAAGTCAAGATAATGGTTTGCTTGTCCAGATTTTAAAAGCAAAACATATTTACGCCGTCTATTACCAAGAAAAGCCTATCAATTTGCGAACGTTAAATACATTAGGTCGGTCTGGATTAAAATACAAAAAAGCATCTTTTTCTAATCCAGGTCATGCTTTTAACCTAGCAGAAAGATTAAATAAACTGTTTAAAACAACAGAATTCGAAGTCTATCGCTTTGCGAATGGAGAACAAGTAACTGAAACAATATATTGAGCAATGAGTAATATTCAAGAAATATTTGAAGAAAGCCAACAAGCGTTAGAAGATCTGCAAACAAGGATAGGCAACGAATCTAAAAAATTAAAAGAAAGTTTACGAGAGCAACTCCAGATAAAGTTAGACGCAGATAAACTATATGAAGGGCGTTGGGTATTTTATCATACTATACTTGCCATAGAACTACTTGTGATAATCATATTGCTATTCGGAATATGGTGGAAACTATGAAAAAATATATAGCATTAATATTATGTTTTGTTGTGGCTAGTTGCTCTATGGTATATGCAGGCCTCAATAAAGAAACAGTAGAAAAAGTAAAGCAGGCAACCGTTTTTATTGTGATGAAAAGTTTTAATAATTCATCTATAAATAATCCCGATGGTACAGGATTATGTAGTGGTTTTGTTATTAACGAAAAGCGTCATATAGTCACAAATTATCATTGTATACACAATGCAGAAGAATTAAAGTTAGCATTTTATGATAAAGATGATTGGAACGTATATGAAGTAGTAGTTATAGGAAAAGATCCTCTTTCTGATTTAGCAGTTATTCATATACCAGAACGAAAAAAGCCTTTACCTTATCTAGAATGGTCAGATGAAGAACCGTGGGACGGAATGGATGTATTTGCAGTAGGCCATCCATTTGGTATGATTTGGTCTGTTACTAAGGGCATCATAAGCAATCAAAAAAGGCATATAAGAACGCCTTATGTTAGATTACTTCAAACAGATGTTGCTATTAATTCTGGAAATTCAGGTGGACCTTTAGTAAACACCGCCGGAAAAGTTGTAGGTGTTAATGCAATGATTATTAATCCTTCGCCTACACCTGTAAAAACAAATATAGGGATGGCTTTATCTGTACGCAATGACGATGCTAAAGAAATTGTAGACATAATTAAAGAAGGTAAAGAAGTAATAAGGCCTATGTTAGGTGTGCAGATAGCAGATTTAACACCGCTAAATAGAGATACAATAGCAAATATGCCAGAAGTAAAAGAAGCCGGAATAACTGTTCCTAATACATTTGGTTGTTTTATTGCTCCTATGGTAGGTATACCAGAAGGGCTAGAACAGTTTGATGTTATTGTAGGACTAGATGGTAAAGCAATTAATAGGCAAGAAGAATTAACAGATATTATAAAATCTAAAAAAGTAGGTGATGTTGTTAATCTTTTAATTATACGAGATAAACTTTTTAAAAACGTAAATGTTACACTGAAAAAATTAGAAACTGATCCGAGCACTTTATATGATAAATCAGGGAAAGTCAACCCTCCGAACAATAAGTAGGTGGGTGTTTACATTAGGATTATTTTATTTCGTACCTCTAGTTGCGGAAGGCAAAGAGTGCGAACAAGGACCAATTGGTTGGGGGTCAGCCCCAACCACAATTATGGTGCAAGAATGTTATAAAAAATTAGATATGATAAGCAGACAACAATGGGGAGCCCCCATTCGCCCTGATTTTGGCCTTGCCCAATGTGCTTGTGTAGTAGATTACATAAGAACAGAATATTTCTGTCAAGAAGATTATAATACATTCGCAAACGAAAATCCTAATAATGCTGGCATAATTATAGCAAAATATAGCGAACAATGTATTAAAGATGGCGCAATGGGTCCTAATGTTAAAAAACATTATTTAGAAAATGAACAAAAGAACCAAGAACAACAAGAAACCAGTACCCCAAAAGAAGAAAAAAAGTCGCCTAGTTGGAATGACATTATTAATAAATAAACATAATACTTAATTACTTTAAACCTTTAAGGAAATATGAGTGGCGGAACAAACCGAACAAAAACTAATAAACGAAACCAATAATATGGAAGCCTCAGCAAAACACGATAATATAGAAAATCGTAGAAAACGTAATTGGTTTGCAAGATATTCAATAACTCTAATTATAGTATGTACATTTTTAGGATTAGTAGGTTTGCTATTTTTTGCAGTCCTACCAGATAGTGCAAGAGATTTATTAAATATTTTATTAGGTGCTTATGTCGCAGTATTAGCAAAAGCAACTGATTATTGGTTCAAGGAAAAGGACGACCCTGAAACCCAAGAAGCAGCAAAATTACATGATGCCGAAACTGAAAATGGTAATGGCAATTTGTAAGAAATGACATTTAATAAAATATGTCATATCTAAGATTATTTCTATAAAATAGTCTTTTGAAGGTTCCTTCAGAAGACTAAAATCTATATCAATCATTAATTATTAATGTCTAAATACAAATATAGTGATAAAAAAATAGTATGGTTTCCGGAAAAATTGCAATCTTTTGTTTCCGGAAAAATAACTGCTCCGATATATGTCAGAATAAAACCATTAAATGCATGTAATCATAAATGTTATTGGTGTGTATACCATGAATCTGATTTATCAGATATGCATAAAGATATGAAAAATAAAGACATGATTAGTGAAGATAAAATGTTAGAAATTATAGATGATTTATCATCTATAGGAGTCGAAGCAGTTACGTATTCGGGTGGTGGCGAACCTTTAATGCACCCTAGTATAGAAAAAATATTACAAAAAACATTACATAAAAATATTGCTTTATCGGTTATTACTAACGGTCAATTTCTTAAAAATGATATAGCATCAATCTTAACAAAATCTAGTTGGATACGAGTTTCTGTTGATTATTGTGACGAAGATAGTTTTGTTTTTAGTAGAAGAATTAATAAAGTATTTTTTAAAGAAATTTTTAATAATATATACGAATTTTCAAAAATAAAAGAAAATAGCTGTGATTTCGGAGTAAATTTTATTATTACAAAAGATAATTTTCATAATTTAAATTATGTAACAAATTTATTAAAAGATTGCGGAATCGATAATATAAGATTTTCTCCTATGTGGATTACTAATTTTCAGGAGTATCATAAGCCTATAAAAAACGAAATATTTAAAAAAATAGATGAGTTAAGAATATTAGAAAATGATAAATTTAAGATATATTCATCTTATAATCCTTCTGTTATAGAAAATATGGTTACTACTAGACCTTATAAAAAATGTTATGTGATGCAATATAATCCTGTTATAGGAGCAGACCTAAATGTTTATGCATGTCATAACCAAGCATATTCACATGATAGTATTATTACTTCATTGAAAGATAAAACATTTACAGAAGCATGGTTTAGTAAAGAGGCAATAGAATTTCACAACAACTTTGAATGTCAAAAAATTTGTACTAGTCAGTGTGCCAGTGATAGAAAAAATCTTTTTATACATGATTTATTATTAGCCCAAGGAGATAGTTTTATATGAACAATAGATCTAAACAAGTTAGATTTGATGCTTTTAAATTATCAAAAGCAAATGGAGGGTATCATTATGGAGGTAGCTTTTCGGCTACTGAAATTTTAATTACTTTATATGATAAAGTATTAACAGATAAAGATAAGTTTATTTTAAGTAAAGGACATAGTTGTTGGCCGTACTATGTATTATTAAAAGAAAAAGGATTAAATCCTAAATTAGAAGCTCATCCAACATATGATGATAATAATGGGGTGCATTGTACTACTGGTAGTTTAGGTCACGGTTTACCTATAGGAATAGGAATGGCTTGGGCAAAAAAATTAAAAAAAGATCAAGGTAGAGTGTTTGTTCTATTAGGAGACGGTGAATGTCAAGAAGGAACATTATGGGAATCTTTGTTAATTGCATCTCATAGAAATATAGATAATATTATTGCAATTATTGATCATAATAAAATCCAAGGAGCAGGATTTGTAAATGAAATATTACCAATAAATTGTATAGAAAAAGTTGCTCAAGAATGTAATTGGCATACTATGAATATAGATGGTCATAATGAAAAAGAAATTTTAACATCATTAATGTATAGAGAAGCAAATAAACCTTTATTAATAATTGCAAATACTATTAAAGGCAAAGGAATAAGTTTCATGGAAAACAAACCAGAATGGCATGCCCAATGGCCAGGAGGAGAATTTGAAAAACAACTTATAGAGGAATTATCATGAGACGACAATTTGGAAAAACTATTGTAAAATTAGCAGAAAAAGACGAAAAAATAATTTTATTAATAGGAGATGTAGAACAAGAAATGTTAGAATTTAAGAATAAATTTCCTGATAGATTTTTTAATATAGGTATTTGCGAACAATCAATGATAAGCATAGCAGCAGGAATGGCAATGGAAGGCTTCCGTCCTATTGTATATTCCATAACATCTTTTTTAATTGAAAGACCATTTGAACAAATTAAAATAGATATTGACGAACAAAATTTACCTGTTACATTAATAGGCTATTCTGATTATCCTACCCATGGTCCTACTCAACGACCTCTTAATATAAAAGGATTGGTAGATTTATTTAAAAATATTACAGGTTATTACCCGCGAAATGCTCAAGAAACAGAAAAAGCAATGATAGATTCATATTTGCGTAATTCGCCTTCTATTATTTCATTAGAACGAGAAGGTTTGCCTTTTTTTTAAAATGAAGACTGCTTTAATAACAGGTTGTAGAAGAGGACTAGGAAAAGAATTATGTAATATCTTTTCTTTTAATGAATATAATTTAATATTAAATGCAAAACATAATAATGATGTTTATAATAATTGTAATTATGTTATTGGTGATATAAATCACGACAATACTATAAACAAATTATATGATGCCTGCAAATTTACTGGAATTGATGTTTTAATTAATAATGTAGGAATATATGATGATACTTTATTTTTAGAAAATTCTATCAATAATTTTACCAATGTAATTAATACAAATTTTATATCTATAGTAAAATTAACACATAAAATTTTACCATTGATGATAGAAAAAAAAGAAGGTATAATAATTAATATAAATTCAATTGCTGGTAAAAATGGTAGCAACCGAGAAACTGCATATTCAGCAAGTAAACATGCACTAAAAGGTTTTAGTGATAGTTTACAATTTGAAATAACAAAACTAGGAATCAAAATATTAAATGTATATTTAGGAGCGATGCAAACAGATATGACAATTAATAGAAAAGAATATAAAAAATTAATTGATCCTGCTGATGCCGCAAAAACTATTTTTAATCTGGTTAATCAACCTGATTCTCTTCGGATTACAGAAATTGAAATTAATAGAAATAATTATTAATGAAAGAAATACAAGCATTTTTAGATAATATAAATGTATATGACTGTGGGTATGAGAAAATCCGTATATGAAACAAATCAGATGGAGGATATATTTTATTAAATGATATTTGTGAAAACACCGATACATTAATTAGTATCGGAATCGAAAATGATGTATCATTTGATATAGATTTTACAAAAAAATACAACAAAACAAAAATTAATTTATATGATAATACAATAACTACTCTTCCGGTTTCTCATCCTAATTTTAATTTTTTTAAACTAAACGTAGGTAATAAAAATACCAATACTACAATTACTTTAGATAAAATTACAAAAGATTTAAATAATAAAACATTATTAAAAATGGATATAGAGTGGGACGAATGGAAAATATTTGAAAAAATAAACACAGATACATTATTAAAATTTAATCAAATGGTAATAGAATTTCATATTATACATATAGATATTAATAATTTTTTTACATCAAATAATATATTAACACCGTATTTTAATAATTTTTATACCGAAGTGTATAATAAATTAAATCAAAACCTTTTTACAAAATATAAAAAAATTTTAAAAAAAATATGTAAACATTTTTATATATTTCATATTCATGCAAATAATTCATTGCCTAAGTTATCGGTAAATAATAATTCTTTTATACCATTATTAGAATTAAGTTTTGTTAGAAAAGATTTAATCAATACTGTAAAAAAAACAAAATGTACATATCCAATTTATAATTTAGACTTTCCTAATAAACATTATAAACCTGATATATCATTAGATTTTATTAATAAAACCTAAAGTTATGTCCATGGTCTTCCTGGTTGAAGTCCACCTGTATTAGCATTATCGGTTAAGTCGCCTGTATTATCTGTGGCATGATACCGTGTAGGCAATCTTGATGCATCAAGTGTATTTAAAGTCCTGTGATAAGGTTTTGTGCTATCAGCAGTACCTGAAATAGTACCATCAATTGCAACTGTTTTACCTTGTCGTTTAGCTTCTGCTATTTGTAATTTTTGGTCTTGTCTGTCTTTTTTTAATGTTAGGTTTGATATACTGTTTGCTGCCATATTAAACTCCTTGTAAATATTTATAAATATTTACATGGCATATGTAAAAATAAATAAGTGGGAATTGACAACCATTCAAGTTTACTATTACATTCCAGACTATGAACACATAGTCAATTTATTCATGTTTCAAGACGACGATGTTCCTCCTAAGTATCCGCGAATGCAAAAATTCGTTCAATACTGGGAGGAAAACCTTATAGCAAAAATCGAATCTATAAAAATATCTAGTGCAAATCAGTCTGATGTTAAGAGAGTAGATAAATACTTTCATATTAACTAGCGGCAGGCGAAGTAGTATACTAACTCTTATACAAGGGAATGTGCTCCAATGCACTATAATGTCGTATATCAAAAAAATTTACCCCCTTACGTATATCATTACCAGAACATAGAAGCCACCTCAACAGAAGAAGCTAAAAGGATTTTTCATGCAAAACGTCCTTATAGAGAATACTCTGATGAAATGGTTATTTCTGTTAACGAACGTAAGGATAAGTAATTTCAATAAATAATGTATATTAATTGGAGTTCTAGCCTTGCGATTCAAAGAATTAATAACAGAGATAACAGCAGGTCATCGTGTAGAAAAAATGTGGGTCGGACAATACGGTCTTCCTACCCAAAAAAGAATAGAACACGGTCAGCAAATTATTGGCGAATGGAATAGCAAGTACAACATATGGGTTGTTGCACATAACCCTGGCGCTGATACAGAATTAGAAGTTACTACAAAACCTATCCCTCATCCCTTTATAGGCGAATTTAGAAAACAGTTTGGACAGTCATCGGACTTACCGGATGGTTATGAAGATCTACCGCAAGAAGAATTTGACAGATTATTACAACGTAAGTATGACGGACCTAGAGAATACCGTGTTATGACATTAACATTAATAGAAGAAGTAATGGTAACTGATGATAACAAGGTTTATGGTAAAAGAGTTTCCTGGGTCCAAAAAACTCCAGAAGGTGCAGGCTCAGAAATAAACATGGTAGAATTTTATATTTGGCTTATGAATACATTTAATACTGCTATTGTTTCTGATTATACACAGAGCAAAGGTGGTGCTTCAATTTGGAAGAAATTGGCAAAAGATCCTAGGGTTGATATGTTTGGATATAGCCCAGAAGGAAAAGGTAAATTTAGTCAAGTAGATGCTGAAGGCGATGCTGACTTATGGGACACATGGACACGTGACGACAAAGAAATAGTAGACCAAGCTCAATCTGCAAGGAAATCTGCTTGGGGAACTACAGAATTAGACCAAGCGGTTTGGCAAGTACATAAAGATTGGAATGAAGGTAAAATTTCAAAAGAAGAAGCCAAACAAAAAGAAGCAGAAATGCGACAACAAGAAATGGATATAAGGCAAGCAGTATATGACGCACGTGACGAAACCGAATATACTAGACGTAATCAAATTTTTATTGTTCCTAGCAACCGTAGTATGCATAGTTAGTTGTTCGCAAAAATGCAGAGATAGCATCTCAAAAAATTTAGAGTGGGACTGTTTAGTAAAACAAACAGAAATACCTGATGAGCCAAGAGAGCTGGGACCAGAAAAACTTCGATGAATTTCATCCACATAAAGAAACAATTTTTGCTGATGTTCCTGTAGACAGAACTGCTGTCGATAACCTTCTACGATTAAATTATACTAATCAACTAAGACTTACATTAATGGCTGATACAAAAGCCAATATAATGATAACAGTTTCTTCAATTGTTTTTTCTATTTGTTTAGCAAATATAACAAATTCTGCATTAACACTTCCGTTATCCTTTTTAGGTTCGTGTTCGACTATATCATTGGTATTTGCTATTATTGTTATAATGCCTAAAATAGATTATCCTAGAACAAAAACAGGACATATAGATAAGAACTCACCATTTTATAATCCATTATTTTTTGGACATTTTGCTCATATAGATATTAGAGAATATAAAAATGAATATAAAGCTCGACTAATGAAAGACGAATTTATTACAGATGCTCTTGTTAGTGATATATATGGCATTGGTCGTGTAATTGCTACAAATAAATTTAAGTATTTGCGATATAGTTATATAACATTTTTAATTGGCTTAGCAGGAACTATTGGTTCTTTTTTTATTATAAATTTGCCAGATATAGTAAATACCTTTAGTAAATTGTTATAAAGGAATTATGAGTGAAACGATTGTGCATATTGTTTGTTGCAATCATACTTACTGGTTGTGTATCGACTAATCAATTTTTAGGTATGGGCGGAGCAAACGGAACAAAAGAAAATTTACCTGTAGGTACTGAAGTCCTTTTAGAAATGGCCGAGTACTGTGAAAGAATATATGACGAAGGTGAGGAAATAAGAGATAACGAATTCTCATATAATGTGGTTCAAGATCGTAGTGTCACTATTGTTATCATTCGTGGTACTAATAATGGTAGAAACGTGCTCTCAGATCTCGATGTTAGACCATTCCAAGACAAAAAACTTAGTGCAGGTCTCCATAGAGGATTTAGAGACGCCGCTGAAAAAATAAAAAACGATCTAATAGAAAATCATGCTTTAGAAGAAATGATTATTTTTACAGGGCATTCTCTTGGCGGAGCAGTAGCACAGATTTTAGGGCTATGGTTTGAAGACGATGCATATGAAGTACAAGTTTATACGTTTGGTGCACCATCTGTAATTATGGAACAAGTATGGTTAGACGAACATTTCAGGGTTTATCTAGAAAATGATCCAGTACCATTTCTTCCGCCTTTTCCTTATGTACATTGGGGGATTAGAATAAATGCAGAAACATTAGATTGGGATGAAGATCATCCAATAGGAGATGTAACTAAAATAGATGCAAGAGACCATTCTATAAAAGAATATAAAAAGGTACTTCAACGTCATGCCACTTCAAACAGTTTATGAAAAGTATAGACCTGCTAGTGATATATTAATGGAATATTATGCTTATTGTGAATTAAGAGGATTTTTACAAGATGATTGGGAAAAAGAAGATAAAATGTATAAAGCCCAATGCGATAAATTATATGAAGAGTATAAAACTGCGGCCGCAAGAGAAAAGGATAGGGAAGAAAACTCAAAATCTGCAAGAATAGCAAAAAAACTTGAAACAATGAAAATGACCGAGGATTTAGTCGCTAAAATTAAATTGAGAAATAGTAAATGATTAAAGATGAAGTGCCAAAACGTCCTAAAAAATATCCTAAAGGACATATGCAAGAAAGAGAACGTATTGTAAAAGAATTACGTAGAGTCTACGTAGAAGTATCCACAAAAAATGCATTGTTAAAACTAGATCATGCCTACCGAAAAGTAACACAACTACAAAAAGGTAATGTCCTGCCCTGGATCGATTTACCTCAAATCAAATAAATATTGTATGCGGTATCGAGAACTCTTAGAAGATATTAATTGGTCATATCCTAACTTTGAAGAGGAATGGGGAGAAGTTGTAGGAGACGATCCTGAACTTAGTGCTAGATATAGTAAACATTTTCCTAACAAGGAAACATGGCTTGCTAAAGCAAAACAAGGAAGTGTTCATCAAGTGACTCCAGAAATGCAAGTGCAAAATACAGATGCATTTTATAATACACCCGAAACAGAATTTGATCAA